CTGAATTGCTTGGCCTTGTAAACACCGGGAAAGGTTGCACCGGACGTTGCAACAGTGGCAATCGCAACAGCGGCAATTGCAACAGCGGCAATTGGAACAGCGGCGATCGCAACAGCGGCAATTGGAACAGCGGCGATTGCAACAGCGGCAATTGCAACAGCGGCGATCACAACAGCGGCGATTGCAACAGCGGCAATTGCAACAGCGGCGATCACAACAGCGGCAATTGCAACAGTGGCGATTGCAACAGCGGCGATTGGAACAAGTGCAGCTTTTCTAATGGTTGTTTTAACACCACAAGCCCGAAAATTTACCTGTTCAATAAGCCGTCAAGCTGGACATATCGTGATTGGTTGAATAGTGAAGCTTGTTGCCTGATTGAGCGGATATCGGACAATGTAGTACAGTGGGTTCAGTATTCCAATATGACAGATGAAGAAAAGGCAGAACACCCAGAAGCTGAAACTACGGACGGTTATCTGAAAAAACTGGATAATTCCGAATGTACCGTTCTTTGGTGGCGTAATCTTTCTGACTGTCAAAAGGCAATTATCACAGCAATCCCGAACTTCGACAAGGCTATTTTCAAAGAGATCACCGGGATTGATGTAGATGCAGATTAAGAGAGAGGAAAGAAACGTGTATAAATGCGAACGTTGCGACTGGACAGGCTCGTCTTCAGAACTCGGACACTGCACCGAGTATCGAGGCGAGTGTCACGGTGCGCCGGCTTGGGAAACATTACCGTGCTGCCCGGAGTGCGGATATGATGTTGAGGACATCGAAGAAGAATAAAAAAGAGCTCCCCGAAGGGAGCAAAGAAAAAATTTTACACGAGACCAGTATAACACTGGCAGGAGAAAAAGTCAATATGAGTATCAAAAAAAAACTTACAGCTGAGCTGAAAGACGCAAAGCTCGGCAGGCACGAAACAGAAGTAAAAAACGCTGTGCTAAGGACTATCTGCAAATTCTGTGAGCAGAACGCAGAATTTAAACAAGCCATAGAGCAGTCGGACAAGTCTTTTGCCAACTGCCTCAAGGCAACGGTCAAGGGCGCAGGCACAAGCCTTGAAGATCTCGATGTGTACAAGCGTGCTGTAGCGTTTTATTTTCCCGGTGCTGACATCAAATGCACTATGACGCTTGATCTCGGTGACGGCGGATTCAGCAACGAAACCACAGAAGCAGACTGTGGCAAGCTGCAGCTTGACCTTGACAGCCTGCTCGACTTCTGAGGTATCAATATGAAGAAAGAACGTAAGGAATTACTTATGCACAGCTTTCCGGCTGCTACAGCAGATCAGATGAGCAAAATGGAAGGCAAGGGAGCGGCAAACTACATAATATTTCTGACACGGGGTGCGGAACTTTTTGCACGAGGGTATCACAGATACTCCGACGGCAAGATTGTCGAGCGTCAGCGCTATGTGTTTGCAAAAGACGGAGCAGTAAGGTACGGCAGCGAAGACGGTAAGCGGTGGAGCATTCGCTCAGAGTTTCGTGAGCCGGTCTTCTGCTCAGCTTCATACGGGTATAGCTTCAACAACTCGTATAAAATCATCGACGAAAAGGCGATAAGCCGGTCGGATATGCGATACAGCCAGTATAAAAAATACGCAGGAGATCTGCTGATGTGCTATCTGGGCCTGTACTGCAAGCATCCGAATCTTGAATATTTGCTGAAGCAAGGTTATGACCTGATTCAAAAAAATTATACAGGCTTTTGGGGCAACACAGCAAAACTTACATTGCCAAGTTATATTAACTGGAAAAGCAATAATCTTCTTGAAATGCTCGGTCTTACAAAATCCGAGTTCAAAGCTCTCAAAGGGCAGGAACACTTATACGACGCTTACAGGGTAAATAAGGAGCATTTTCCGAAAGCAACACCGGAAGATCTGACACTTATATCTAAGGTCTTCGACCATGAATACGGAACACTGAGCCGCTTTTTAGATGCGACCGGTGCAACACCGCAAAGAATGTCAAGATACCTTGCCGATAAGCAAATAAACACAAGAGATTACAGCGATTACCTTGCACAGTGCAAAAAGCTTAAATACAACACAAAAGATACTGCGATATGCTTTCCACATAATTTCGAGGCAATGCACGAAAGGCTGTCAGCAACTATCAAGTATCAGCACGATAAAGCGGTAAGAGCGGAGTTTGAAAAGCACATTGAAGAACGCAAACAGCTTGAGTTTTCTAACAGTGATCTGATGATAGTACAACCGAAGCAACTGTCGGACATAGCTTACGAAGGCAAGGTTTTAAGCCATTGCGTCGGCGGATATGCCGAAAGACACGCAAAAGGCGCTTTGAGTATAATGTTCATCCGTAAAAAATCCGAGCCGGACAAGCCGTACTACACAATGGAAATTTCAACAAGCGGAAAAATCGTACAGGTCAGAGGGAAACGAAACATAGCGCCGGATAAGGACGTAGATGCGCTGATCAAAGATTACACGGCGTATCTTGAAAAGATTTTCAGCGATAAAAGGAGGAAAACAGCATGATAATTCCCGGACTTCGCACACCGCCTGCGGATACAGAAAAGGCGGTAACAGACGATTATGTCAAGGCAGTAAATCTTAACTACCACATCAAAGCGGCGGCACAGGTAGCACAGCAGAGCCTGTATGAGATGTGCAAGGGCTTTAAAGAGATGAGGGACAGCAAGCTCTATAAAGAGCTGGGGTATCAGAATTTTGAAGAATATTGCGAACAGGAAACAGGGTTTAAGAGAGCCAATGTATATAATTACATAACTGTTGTCGAAAGTCTTCCAAAAGAATTTGTCCAGACGTCTAGACAAATTGGAGTAAGCAAACTGTTATTACTGACTAAACTTTCCGAGAAAGAACGTACAGAAATAACCGAGAACACCGACCTTGAAAGCACATCCGTCCGTGAGCTTGAACAGCAGATACGGCAGATAAGAGCGGAAAAGGACAAGGCAGTAGCCGATAAGTCAGCCGCAGAAGCCGAAGCATCCGCCGCCGCTCAGCAGGCAAAGTCACTCGAAAAAGCCAAGAACGCATTGTCACAGCAGATAGCGGCGCTTGAAGCAGAAATAAAAGAACTTGAAAACCGCCCTGTTGAAGTTGCGGTCGAGCCGGCTAAGGACGGCGTTATGGACAAGACAGCGTTTGATAATATATGCAAGACTTATGAACAGCAGCTTGACAAGGTGCAGGAGGACGCATTACAGGACACTATCCGCTTAAACCGTGAGCATACGGAGCAAATGAACAGTCTTAAAGCCGAAAGCGAAAAGAAACTTGAAGAACTCCGCAGTCAGCTTGAAGCCGCTAAGCGTGAGCAGTCAGAGCTTACGGTGAGCGTACCCGACAGCAAGGAAACGTTTAAAGCGTACCTTGCAACAGCTATTGATGCGGCGAAGCGGTTATGCGAGTTTATCGGCAATAATTCCACAGACAGTAATCACGATCTGTTTGTCAGCAAAGCAAAGCAGTTTTTTGAGAAAATGACGGAGGATATAGCATGAGCACATTATACGACATCGATAACCGTCTGTATTCGCTTTTCGATGAAGAAACAGGTGATATAACAGACCTTGAAGCGTTTGAGCAGATACAGCTTGAGCGTGAGAAAAAAATTGAGAACATCGCCTTATGGGTGAAAAATCTCAAGGCGGATGTAATGGCTCTAAAAGCCGAAAAACAGGCTTTTGCCGACAGACAAAAGGCGGCGGAGAAGAAGATAGATTCTCTGCGCAAGTTGATCTCTGACGCTTTGGGCGGTCAGCCGCTTGAAACATCTCGTGTCAAGTTGTCCTTCCGCAAAAGTGCAGAAGTGCAGATAGACGATATAGACGAGCTGCCCGATGAGTATTTGCGTTACAAAGAACCTGAGCCGAATAAGACGGCTATCAAAGAAGCAATAAAAAGCGGAAAGGAGGTAGCAGGCGCACATCTTGAGGATACACTCAGCCTGCAGATAAAGTAATGGGTATACCGGTTTTAATTGTAGGGCGGAGCGGTAGCGGCAAAAGTACATCGCTTAGGCACTGCCAGGACTTCGCCGTGTTTAACGTTATCGGCAAACCGTTACCGTTCAGGAATCCGCCTAAGACGTTAAACACCGACGATTACAGCAAAATAATCAACGGGCTGTATAAATGCAAAGCTAAATCAATAGCGATAGACGACGCAGGTTATCTGATGACTAATCAGTTTATGCGTGGACATTCGTCAACGGGAGCAGGCAACCAGATATACAGCTTCTACAATAGCGTTGCAGATCAGTTCTGGGGGCTACTTGAGCATATAAAAGCGCTCCCGCCCGACAAGATAGTTTACGTTATGATGCACACCGACTTTGATGATAACGGCAACATGAAGCCTAAGACTATCGGCAAACTGCTTGACGAAAAGGTTTGCATAGAGGGAATGTGTACGGTAGTGCTCAGAAGCGTTTACGATAACGGCAGATACGTTTTCCTTACGAATAAGGAGGACGATACAGCACTTGAAAAAACGCCTATAGATATGTTCCCCGAAACCGCTATAGACAACGATCTTAAGATGGTCGATAACACCATCAGAGAATATTTTAATATCAATACGGAGGATAAAGAAAATGCTTGAACCAAAAGGATATAACGAAGTACAGGAGTTCGGTGAGTACGAGAAGCTCGCTCCGGGCGGACACGTTCTCAGAATACTTAAAGTCGAGGAAACGACATCAAGAAACGGCGATGATATGATAAAGATATATCTTGACACCGACAAGACCGACAAGCAGCCTGGCTTCTTCAAAAAACGTTATGACAGCGATACAAGAGCAAACAAGAAGTGGGGCTGCATTGTAAATCAGCTTGTCATTGACACTAAGACAGGGCTTGCAAGCAGAGGTTTAAAAACATTCCACACCTGCGTAGAAAAATCAAACAGCAGTAGTTTTAAGCTCATATGGGGCGACAAGTACGCCGCAAACTTCAAGAACAAGCTGATAGGCGGACTTTTTCGTAACGAGGAGTATGAAAAACAGGACGGCACAACAGGCTGGTCGGTCAAGTGCATGGCTTTTCATTCGGTCGGAGCGGTTCTTGAAGGGCTTGAAGTGCCTGAAGACAAGCACCTTGACAATGCGGTTGCACCCGGCTATCCCGTTACAAACAGTGTTGTTGCCGCACCGCCGACAAACGATATTCCGTTACCCGATGACAACGACTATCCGTTCTGACAGGGGTGCGTATGACAGAAGAGTTTAAAAATTACAAGCCTGTCAGCGATTACACTAAGGAAGATTTCTTAACGGGCACAGAGCCATATGAATACTGCTGTGCTTTTATCGACGATCCGTTTGAGTTTGAACGAGCAAAGGCGAGAGTGACCGAGCAGGCGGCGAAGCTGAAAATACGTAGCTTTATGACTTTGCTCGGCAACTATTGCCGAAAATACGCAAAGAACCTTTCAGAAACGTTTACGGCTACAAATTTTCCGATGCAGCCGATACAGCTGATATGCGGCAACTATATCTGCGACTATACCGGTGTATCGCTTGACGGCGAAACGGTATGTGCACATCCGATAATGCCTATAATGCGTCTTTGCAATATAGATACAGGCATAGAGAAAATAAAAATAGCCTACTCACGAGGCGGAAGAGTGTTCCGCTATCTGATAGTTGACCGCAAGACAATATCATCGGCAAACAAGATAGTTGACCTGTCCGACAGCGGTATAGCGGTCACATCGGAGAGTGCAAAAGCACTTGTAAAGTATTTTGCAAAAATCGAGCAGTTAAATCCCGAGCTTATCCCCGAGACCGAGTGCGTTACCCGTTTGGGTTGGATAACTCAAAGCGATGATCAGCTTGATTTCGCACCATATATCGACAGCATAGTGTTTGACGGCGAAGCAGAATACAAGAAGCATTACGACAGCGTGAAAACTGTCGGAGACATCAGAAAGTGGTATGAGATCATTTACACAAATATCCGCTTGAAGTCTGTTGCGGCAAGAATGGTCTTTGCTTCCTCGCTTGCTTCCGTGCTTGTAAAACCGCTCGGCTGTAACTGCTTTTGGGTACATCTCTGGGGCGAGACGGAAAGCGCAAAGACGGTCCTTGCAATGACAGCGGCAAGTATATGGGGTAATCCCGAAATAGGCGATTACATCATGACTTTTAACGCTACAACCGTCGGAATGGAGAAGACAGCGGCATTTTATAATAATCTGCCGTACATACTGGACGAACTGCAGATTATCAACGATAAGCGGGATCTCGATAATCTGATATATATGCTGACCGAAGGCTCAGGCCGAAGCAGAGGTAACAAACTCGGCGGACTTGACGCAGTTCCGAAATGGAAGAACGCAGTAATAACAACAGGCGAGCGTCCGATTACAACAGCACGCTCCGGTGGCGGCTCTGTAAACAGAGTTATTGAGATTGAGTGCAAAGAGAAGTTTTTTGATGATCCGAGACATGTTGCAAACACGGTAAAAGCAAACTATGGAGCGTTTGGCAAGATGTTTGTACAAAAGCTGATAAAAGACGGATTCGGGCACGCTGAGGAGCTGTTTGACGGCTATCAAAAAAAGCTGATATCAGAGTATGACATCATGCAAAAACAGGCACAGAGCGCCGCTCTGATACTCACAGCGGACACTCTGATGTGCGAAATGCTCGGCATCGAAGAAACGGCACTGAAAACAGACGAAGTAGCCGAATTTTTGAAGACTAAGGCTTCTGTAAGCGTTAATCCGAGAGCATATGAGCATATATGCAGTTTTGTCGCTTTAAATTCGACACGCTTTATATACAACCCGGACAAACCTATCGATCAGTGGGGCGTACTTTCGGGCGATAGGCGAGAGGTATATATAGCTGCATCTGTATTCCGCAAAGCGTGTGAGGACGAAGGCTACAATTCGCAGGCACTGCTATCATACCTGCGTGATAACCGCCTTATCGAGATAGATAAAGCGGGCAAAAACACTGTAAACAGGCGGATTAACGGCCTGTGTACACGGTGCGTGCATCTGACATTACCGTCGGAAGACGATGCAAAATATGACGATATAGATTTTTAAACGTTACACCTGGTACACCAAAGTTACACATCATGTGTAACAGCTAAACTGGCTCTACAAGCGGTTTTGAGAGCAATGTTACACATGTTACACCTTTTTCGGGTATAACGTTATATTCTGTATAAACAATTTTATCGTTGTATTTATATAGATTTTTCCTATAAGAAAATGCGTTTTTAGGTGTAACGGTGTAACAAGGTGCCTTAATCGTAGTCATAGAGCGGTTTCACGATGTTACACCTACGGTGTAACTATTGTGTAACGGGTGTAACTGAGAAAGGAGGACAACACGCAGATATATGCAACTGTATGACTATCAAAACACTCTGATAGATAATTTATCACGTTCTTGGCGTGAAGGCTATAAACGACCGTGTATCGTCCTTCCATGCGGAGGCGGTAAGTCGGTCATAGCGTCAGAGATAGCAAAACGTACAACGGATAATCGTAATCGTGTCCTGTTTATGGTACACAGACAGGAATTGTGTGATCAAATATATAGCACATTCAGCGGATACGGTGTTGATATGAATCTATGCTCCGTGAATATGGTACAGACTATATCACGGCACTTGCAGGAAACTAAGCACCCTACACTGATAATAACGGATGAGAATCATCACTGTGTTGCGAGTACATATCGCAAGGTGTATGAAACGTTTCCTAAAGCGTACTGCGTGGGGCTTACAGCAACACCGGTACGGCTTAATGGCGGCGGGCTGGGCGAGATAAACGACAAGCTCATCGAAGGCCCTACAGCAAAGTGGCTGATAGAAAACCACAGACTTGCACCGTATCGGTATTATGCTCCTGCTCTTGCGGATTGCTCACGTCTGACATCACGGTGTGGTGATTACTCGGCGGAAGATGTTGAACTGTTGATGGACAAACCTAAGATATACGGCGATGTCATCAAATTTTACAAGCAGTTATCAGACGGTGGTAAAGCGGTGTGCTACTGTGCAACGATAAGGCATAGCACAGCAATGGCACAGCAGTTTTGTGATGCAGGTATACCGGCAAGGCATATTGACGGTAGCACGCCTAAAGCAGAGCGTGCGCAAGTGATATCAGACTTCAGAACAGGCAAGATCAAGATACTCTGCAACGTTGACCTGATATCTGAGGGCTTCGATGTTCCCGATTGCTCGGTGTCTATACTCCTTAGACCTACAAAATCATTAACTCTGTATATACAGCAGTCTATGCGCTGTATGCGATATCAGCAGGGTAAGACAGCTATCATCATAGATCATGTGGGAAACGTACACAGACACGGATTGCCGGACGCAGAGCGCAAGTGGACGCTTGAGCCGAAAGCGCCGACAAAGAAGCAAGCACAAGCGGAGATCAAGATAAAGCAGTGTCCTGAGTGCTATTTTACTCACGAGCCTGCCGATGTCTGCCCGAACTGCGGGCATGTCTATGAAAAAACACAGCGGGAAATCAAGGAACAGCAAGAAGCAAAGCTGATTATGATTACAAGTGAGTATCAGGATGTTACTCAGTGCAGAAGTATACAGGAACTATACGCATACGCAAAAATCAAAGGTTACAAGCCCGGATATGCATATGTTAAAGCTAAGGAATGGGGTTGGTTCAGATAAAAGAAATAGACATACAGAACAGCATACGCCTTGCATTAAGCGGAAAGTGCGTTATCTTCCGTGCGAATGTCGGCGTGTTCAGCACAGCGGACGGAAGAACGGTATCAACAGGACTTCCTAAAGGTTTTTCTGATTTATTCGGATATCGTAAATCCGACTGCAAGGCAGTTTTTATCGAAGTAAAAACGGCAACAGGCAAGGTAAGACCTCAGCAAGAGCAGTTTTTAAATGCTATGAAAGGCTACGGGGCTATTGCAGGGGTATGCAGATCAGCGGAGGAGGCGCTTAAACTGATTGATGACGGCTGATGAGATAATCGAACTTGCAAGGCACAACACGCCGCTCCCGGACGATGCAACGCTTGCGGAAGGTTTGCTGTATAAATCAATGCGTCTGACATATGCGGCGTTTCGTGAGGGCGAGATAACAAAAGAGCAGGGCGCACAGGAGCGCAAGCAGGCAGTGAAGCAGTTTGACAAGTACCAGTTGTACGAAAAAACGTACAGAAACAACGCTAAGCGTGGCAAAGCAATAGGCGAGTTGTTATGCGAGGTAAACAAGCACGGCTGTGAACTGTGCAAACGAATGGCTAAAATATACGACGGAAGAGAGGCACTTAAGGATGATAGGTGACGAGAATAAGTTTGACGGAGAAAAGATAAGGCTTGACTTGGTAGAACCAAGTCTTATTGAAGCAATAGGCAAGATAAGAACTTACGGTGTCAAGAAGTACACAGACGAGCAGTCGTGGAAGAAAGTCGAGAAGCAGCGCTATATAGCGGCGGCTATGCGACACTTTGAAGCGTACCGTAAAGGAGAAATCAATGATGCCGAAAGCGGTATGCCGCATTTATGGCATTGTGCTTGTAATCTGATGTTTCTTATCGAGCTTGACAGCCCGGCGGAAAAGCAGACATTCAGTGACGGCTACGACCTTGACAACGAGGTAAAGTGCGGATATTGTAAATATTTCAGCGTAAAAACACAGCATTGTATACGAAAGGCGGAAGTCACGGATGATAAGTATTCGTGCGGAATGGGGGTACTAAGAAAATGAAATCACATATCACAGGAAGCAGTTTAACGAGCAAGGCGAGCCTTGAAGACGCAATCAAACACGGCGAAATGCAGGAGTTATTTGCGTTGTATCGTATCTGTATCGCCATTGCCGCTAACGAAGCGTTTGGCTTCGGCAACGACCGCTTGAAGAAGCTGTTTGACGCAACAGACGAGGCTATGCAGGTATTTGATCGCTATGCGGGCTGTATAGGTGTGAGTAAGGCAAGAGGGTATCTTGATATGGATACAGGTATTACAAAGCTGTTACAGATAGCAGAGAGCAGGAATATTGACCTTGCTTATATCGCAGGTATACGGATTATGGAGGTATAGAAAATGGAAAAGTTTGATAAGTTGAACATTGAAACGCTTGGCAAAATTATTGATCAGTTTTTGACAGAAAACGAAGTAAATATGCTGATAACGCTTCCGAAAGGATCTTTAGATGCGCAGATACAAGAAAATATAAAACTTGGAAGCGTAGTACGGTTTTATATTTTTTTGAACTGCATAAAGCCGATAGTTGAGGAATTCGCAAAAGAAGCAGAAATCGACAAAACGTCTGCGGAATGGGAAGGAGTTGTCGATACATATCTTGCTATGATCAAGAAAGAAATAATTGGTGGTGATACATTTGAGTAAGATAGCAACGGAAACCTTGTCTGTCGTGAATATGGAGGAGGTTGAAAATGAAAGAATATATTAAGCGTGAAGTATTGTCAAAAATTATGAACGATATAGCAGGAGATGAAACTTGCCCTATGAACATTGCGGCAGATATTTATTATGCTGTAGATTGCATACCTGCGGCAGATGTCGAGCCTGTAAGGCACGGATATTGGCAAGTAGGGTATTTTCACGATCGAGTGTGCAGCTGTTGCTTGCACCCCGACAATGACCTTGACGATTATCCACATTCGTACTGCCCTAACTGCGGGGCAAAGATGGACAAAAAAGACGGACAGATGAGGCTATCATGACAAAGGAGGCACAATGAAAACGGTAACACTAATACTACCTGATTATTACGATGAAGCGATAACGGTTACCGCTGTCGGTCAGCGGAAAATTGATAAAAATCGCACAGTGGTAAATATTCATACTGCAACGGAGCGTGTTGAAAACGGACAGATTATCGACTTGAAGGAAACCTTTATCAGCAAGGAGAATGCTAATGACCGCTAAAGAATACCTATCACGCTATCACCTTATCAACATACGCATAAATCAAAAGATAGATCAACAGCGACAGCTTCGGGAGCTTGCTACCAACATATCGCCGTCATCTGGGGGTGGACACGGTAGCGGGGTATTAGACAAAGTGGGTATGGCTGTTGCAAAAATTGTAACACTGGAGCAGGAGATAAATGCAGAGATAGACAATCTTATCCGTGTTAAAGCTGAGATAGAGCACACTGTCTCTGCGGTATCTGATGAGCGGTTAAGGCTGATACTGACAGCAAGGTACATAAACTGTAACAGGTGGGAACAGATAGCTGTTATGCAGAACATAGAACTTAGATGGCTGTACCGATTACACGGGCGAGCACTCTCAGAAGTAAGTAAAATAATTGACCATTGAAATACACCTAAAGTGTGTGATATGATTACGATAGAAAAGAAGCGAAAGCGTAGTGACCGGGGAGCGGCTCATAAGGCCGCCAGGTCACCTTTTCTGTCAATTATGCGTATAAGAGTTATCCATTGGACCTCCTTTTTCTTAGTCAAGCCGTCCGCTCTTCTGATTCTTTCGTGCGGACGGTGAGAATACTTC